GCGGTACCTCTCGGTTAAATCTTGTCTGGGATTGCCAAACACAAATGTGCTGTTTCCAAGATTACTTAGATCGTATTCTATTTTTGTACAAAGATAGTCTTGATTGATTCCATGCGGTAAAGACAATATATTAACAGCTTGACCAATTTGTATTGGCTCTATGCTGTCATCAATAAAATGCATGTCTACCGCTTTAATTTCGTAATTTATCTGATCTTTAAGATTACTTACTAAATATCTCTTTCCATTGTCTAAAAGAGTGGATCTACTAGTCACACTACTAAATGATTCAACACGTATGATCCTTCCATACTTCTCCAATGCGGCTAAATCCCTAATCTCTTTTCCAACAATTTGTAATCTTCGTCCATCAAAAATATCTTCATGGTCTGTTTCATTTAAAGTGATTGGACCAGAACTATCAGACTTCTGATCACCAAGTGGTATTAGTACGGTAAAAATATCATCTGCCGGAAGCTCTTGTGTCAGATCTATTAAATTTTCTCCAAATTCAATATGCTGAGTAGCTCTTCCCAAATAATTTTCTCTGTATTCTAATCGTTGCTTTCCGTTAACGAGCTTAACTGATAAATATCCTCCAATATTGTTTATTAAGCAATCCTCAATTAAATCAAAAGTTGTACTCCATTTATCAGCCAACGAATCTAACACAATTTCACGATAATTATAGTTATTTTCTACTGCCTTTTTGTCTTTTTTTCCAGGAATAATTATATGTCTATTAGCTAGTGAAGAATCAATATAGTCGTTTGGATTACTTCCATCTGGCAAAAAATCGAATTGCTTATGTATGTCTCTTATATCTCTAAAATTCGAGTTATGCTCCTCTATAATTTTCTTCAAAAACGACGAAACAGTACCGGAAAACTTGAATCCTCTTTGAACACTATCCAATAAATATGACATGCATCCTTCACAAACGATTTTTCTATTCCCTTTAAAATCCAAATCATTTGTTAATACTCGTCCTCTGAATAACTCGATTCGTTCATCTTCGGAATTGCTATCGTTTTTTACTTCCATATCGACTATAACAATTGTCACCAATTGATGAAAGGAATCAATATATCTGTGAAAAGGTGGGAGCACGAATTCAAATGAACCAGATTTTCCAATCTCCAATGACAACTTTGGATTTAACAATACTAAAGTGTCATCAGAAGGATCAAATATATAATGGTAGCCAAAGGACTCATCATAAGGAGGGTTAAACATATAGACATTAAACTTGCCAAACATTTATAAGCACCCTCCTATTACGTGTACTTTAACATGTCCCGAATTCCATCTAGATGAAAATTGTAGCACATTTTCCCCTTCTATAAAATGCAAATCATCAAATATGTTTTTTGCATACTTTAGCGGGTATGAAACTCCATTAAACGACATAGTTATATCACCAGTAGGCATAGAACTCCATACCGTTAAGGATTCATCAGCAGCAGTATACACAGGAAATGTTAATCCGTTTTCTACAGAATGAAAGGATGAAAGATTTGCATTTACAACTTTATCTTTAGAAATGTCAAATAGATCAGACCAATCATTATTGTTTCTCCATCGTATTTTTTTATATGGAGAAACTACATAGTCTATTACTACTCTAGCAAAGTCTTTATTAGATCTCCAACTATTTACGCTCAGTCTTCCCTCATAGTAATACTTTGGATCATCTTCTAATATTATTCTACTTTTTTTCCCATGTATGCTTCGCATTATCTTACTAAATAATTCAGACCAGTTATTTTCGTAAGTGTTGTCAACGAAAAATTCCCAGCTACCAGTACGACTTTGAAAGGAAGGTTGACCTATCAATGATTCGGTTAAGTCCAAGCTTCCATCTCCACCTGGAATCTCAACGTATGTTGTTCTTACCTTAGGCGGATTAACTACAGGACGGGTCGAGGGAATTAAATGCCAATCGACCCAAGTATTGATCCCTTCAATATATATAGAATGATACATATAATCCCCTCTTCCTCGGTCCTTTATCATATTCTTCTATCCCTCATGATATATCTACTTTCTAGAGATCTGTCAACCATTGGAGTTATTTCTCCGACAAGCAGTCCTGTATCTAATACCATTTTCATATTGGATATAGACTGCTCACAAAGAGCTATACGATTAATAACGTCAGTAATATCCGATTTTGCAGGTACATTTTCAGACATCGTCGATACGCTAGTCTTTAAGGACTGAAGCTCAGATACTATTGATGCCATTCCACTTAGCGTGTCTTTTATCGACGTACTAGAATCAGAATCACTAGCGGCACTTTCTGCTAAATTAGTAGACGCACCAAATGACACTGTTCCGTTTCCAAAACTTCTTCTAAAAGAATCGCCAGCTTCCTCGGCATTTGTCATATCAACAATAGGCGTTATAGTCAACGTATACTCTACGCCATCTGACAATAATCCAAGTAAAGTAAATAATGTTGATTGAGAATTTACAGAATCAGAATTAAACGTGCCAGTATTAGCATCTAATACAGCTTGAGCGCATGCATTTGCACATTCCACAAGATATGGAATTTGCGACACCATTCCATCTCCTATCGCAGAACAGAAATCGCTTCCTATACTCTCAAAACTAGGAACAGAATCGTAAAGAGCCGTGATAGCATTAGATATCAATGACGACAGACCAAATAAGTCTGTGGTACTATCAGTGCTATCACTTGGCTGCAGTTCATGCAAACCATACAATGCATTCATAATATCTGATACACCAGAGATAATAGATGCCAGATTATCTGTGTTATACTCACTTGACTCTAATTTAGTCTCGGCTTCGAGTAATCCGGTTGCTACAGCATCAGCCATAGTTGGAAGCCAAGAAACAACAGCGTCATAATTTAGTATGCCAGTGTATTTTATGTTAATATTATCATCTGACAAATATGCCAATAAAGTCGCAAGATTTCGCATTACATTAATAGCTATATTTACAGATGAAGCAACTTCTGAAACATTAATATCTTTGAATGAATTAGAACTATTGTTTATTCTAGTAGCTATATCTTCTACTGCATAGAAAACTGTATCTCTGTTTGTATTGCTACCTGTAAAGAAAGCAGCTAAACCAGTAGCATCTTTTTCAATATCTAACTGAGTTAATTCCTGCAGAAAATTAGCCACAGTAGTAGCCAGTTTTACAGCATTATCACTTTTAGTTTCAATCGACTCGCTATAATCTATTTTCCCCATTTCAGTAGTAAAATTATTAAATTTATCAGCAAAGTCGATCATGTCGTCTCCAAAATTCTTTAACGGACTATCTGATGCTGAAAACCACAATGCTATTTTACTACTTTTATAAGAACTAGGTAAAGACGTAGATAAATCCGAAATTGATTTAGCTAAATCAACAATTCTAGTACTCTGCTCACTAATTTCGGTAGTATAGTCAACCTGAGAAACCATTGTTGCAAAAGCATTAAACTTCGTTGCAAACTCAGTCATGTCATCGGCAAATTCTGACAATGGTGACTTTCCTGATCCAAACCATTTTGACAATCTGCCACTAGTATAATTACTAGGGAGATTCTTTGAAATATCCGACATACTTGTCGCTATGGTAACGACACTGTCAGTATTATTGTCAATCGATTCTGTAGCAGGAATGAGGACCATCATATCATAGAACGCACCAAGTTTAGTTGCAAATGTAGTCATATCATCCGCAAACTCACTCAGAGGAGATGTGTTAGCCCCAAACCATTTAGCGATTCTTCCACTTCTATAATTAGCAGGCAACTCTGTAGAAACGGTAGCTATGCTTTTAACAATATTCATTGCTTTAGTACTATTATCAGTTAAATCCTGATCAAAAGTAACATTCTTAAGCATACCCGCAAATGATTCTAATTTTCCAGCAAACGAACTCATATCATCCGAAAAAGTTGTTAATGGAGAATCATTAGAAAACCACTTACCAATTAAGCCGGTTTTATAGTTATTTGGGAGTTTTATGGAAATATCCGCAATACTTCCAACTATATCGGCTGCAGATTTTGTGTTATCGGTCAAATCCTCTGTGATGTTTACTCCCGACATCATAGCAGCGAAATTGTTGAATCCGTCTGCAAAAGATGCCATATCTGATGTAAAGTTTTTAAGAGGCGAATCGCTTACAAACCATTTGCCAATAGGACCAATTTTATAGGAGGCAGGAAGTTTCGCACTAACTGTGGACAAGCTTTCTACAATACTAGCAGCAGAAGTAGTTTTATTGTCAAGAGATTCTACTTCATCTATGTCTTTCATCATACTAGCATAGTTGTTAAAGTACTTCCCAAATCCAGCAATATCTTCTCCAAAATTCGTCAATGGCGAATCGCTTACAAACCATTTACCGATAGGACCGATTTTATAAGAAGAAGGAAGCTTTGCACTAACGTCAGACAAACTAGAAGCAATGGCAGCAGCAGAAGTAGTATTCTCGGCAATACTATCTATAATATCTATGCCTTTCATCATACTAGCATAGTTGTTAAAGTACTTCCCAAATCCAGCAATATCTTCTCCGAAATTCGTCAATGGTGAATCGTTTACAAACCATTTGCCGATAGGACCGATTTTATAAGAGGAAGGAAGCTTTGCACTAACTTCAGACAAACTAGAAGCAATAGCAGCAGCAGAAGTACTTTTAGAAGATAAATCTCCAGGATCATCTATTCCTTTGATTAACTTTGAATATCGATTAAAATACTTCCCAAATCCAGCAATATCTTCTCCAAAGTTGGTTAATGGAGAGTCACTTACAAACCATTTTGTAATTGGACCAATTTTATAAGAAGCCGGAAGCTTTGCACTAACTTCAGACAAACTAGAAGCAATAGCAGCAGCCGAAGTGCTTTTAGAAGATAAATCTCCAGGATCATTTACACCAAGTATAATATCGGCAAAAGTGTTAAAGTATGCTCCAAATCCTGCTATATCAGATCCAAAATTAGTTAATGGAGAATCACTTACAAACCATTTAGTTATTGTACCAGATCTATATGCGGGAGGAAGTTGTGCACTTAAATCCGAAAGACTAGAAGCAATCGACACTGCATAATCCGTTTTTGCCGTCAAATCTCCTGCTATATCGATCCCAGTTATTAAAGATGCAAAATTGTTAAAACCAGATGCAAATCCAGCAATGTCTTCTCCAAAATTACTTAAGGGAGAATCGCTTATAAGCCATTTACTTATCACACCCATCTTATAGGTTGCTGGCAAACTAGCACTAAGATCAGAAAGACTTTTACTAATATTCACAGCCGAAGTGGTATTAGTCTCTAATGACTCAGTATACTCCACACCTTGTATCATTTCTGCAAAGTAATTGAATCCCTCTGCAAAACCCACAATATCTTTGCTAAAGTTCGTCAAAGGAGAATTACTCTTGAACCAGGCTACTATAGGACCTGCAGAATATGAAGCAGGAAGCCCTTCAGAAAAATCAGAAAGAAGCTGCGCGCTCTCAAGCATATTTTCAATACCAGCTTTATCAGGTTCGGCGACATCGCCAAATCCTTCCATCCCTTTATTAAAAGCTTTTAGCTCAGCAGCCCTTTTTGCTCCACTAAATGTTCCAAGTATATTGCCAAGTTTTTCAGCTGCTCCTGATAAAAATTCTTCAACTCCAGGCTGATTAAGAACAAAAGCAACGGCAGCAATGAGAATTCCAATAGCAGCGCCTATAGCTAATATTGCGCCAGCAGCAAGCAATATTCCTTCCGGCCCTGCAAATTTCATAGCGATTGACATTCCTGCAAAAGCCATTAATATCAATGATAAGCCAGCAGCAAAAGCTATAATTGTAGAGGTTTTAACTTTTTTTATCTTGTTCAAGACAACTGCAAAAGCGATCATCAAAACAACTAAGCCTAGCATAGATATAAGCATAGCCAATGAACCTTTAATAGAAGGAGATGTTTTCTCCAACGATTTACCAATGACCGCTAAGCCTAAAATAATAACAGAAAATGCAACCAGTGCTTTTAATAGGTCATTCCAACTTATTGACCTAAGAGACATGGCAAGCATTATAAATCCAGCTATTGCTAAATCAAGGGCAAGAGATATAGGAATTAATGCTAATATAGCTCCAACTGATGGTTTTGACCCCTCAAGTAATTTTGGAACAAGAGCTAAACCTAGCATAATCACTCCTAGTGATACAAAAGCCTTTAACAAATCAGACGGACTAGATCTTTTTACAACCTGCAATAAAGCAATAAATCCTAATATTAAAAGGTCTAATGCTACCGCTATAGGCAAAAGTGCTAATATCGAACCGACACTTGGATGAAGATTTTTCATGAATGCCATCAAAACAATCACGCCAAATATGATAGCTCCTATCGCTAAAAAGCCCTTTAATATATCTTTTGTCGAGGAAAACTTTATAGCTACTAGCATAACTATAAAACCTGCAATTAACAAATCTAAAGCTACAGCAACCGGTAATAATGCTAATATCGATCCAATACTGGGATGAATAGCTTCCATCATTTTCATCAAAAGTCCAACGCTTAATATGATTCCACCAAGCGTCAAGAATCCTTTGAACAAATCTTTATATGTCAAAAGCTTCATAGCAAAAGTCAATAATAAAAAGCTTCCGATCAAAAGAAGCAGACTGAATGATGCCGCTAAAATTCCTGCTATTGTACCAGCGCCTATTTTTGCACCTTCAATTATCTTAATAAAACCGGCAAGCATCAACAGTATTATTCCTATACTAGCTAAGCCTTTAATTAAGGATTCTATACCCATAGCTCCAAATATCGCTACAGTCATAGCCAAGCTTTTAATTACTACTCCTAAAACTAATATTAATCCTATTGCTCCTCCTGCTCTACTCTTCTTTATTTTGATTTTATTCAAAATAAATAATGCTCCGAGCAAAACAAGGATTAAAGCAGTTACACCAGCTAAACCTTTCCCTAAATTCTCCCAACTCAATTGCGAAAAAACAAGAACTGATCCGGCTAGCATTAATATAGCAATAGAAAGAGAGAAAAGCGCAGACATCGCTGAATCCAAATCTTTAGAATCTTTAGCAATAGCTTTAAAAGCAAACATGCTACCTATAAGCATCGCAATTAATACGCCTACTCCAACCAAGCCTTTAGCTAAATCTTCCCAAGATAAAGTTGATAAAACATAAACTGCCGCAGCTATAATTCCTACCGCTATTCCAAATTTTAAGAGGGCTTCTCCAACTGAGGAAATCTTCGATGTCACTTTTCCGCCTTTTCCAGAAAGTCCTCCGATTACATCTTGTACCTTTTCAATTACACCTTTTACCTGTTTTCCAATGCCTACAATTGTGCTTAAGCCCTGTATAATTTTACCGGAAATAATCCCGGCTACAACCATAAGAATAGTAGACATTAAGTTCCAGGAATTAAGAATATTTCCATTATCCCCGTTGCCTAGAGCACTGCTAAACCATTCTTTAATTTTGTTGTATATGCCAAGTAAATTGTCCTTTATCGTTTCTACAACGGATTTCTGATCTATTATATCTTCCCCATTACCGCCTATTCCAAATATACTTTTGAACCAGGTAATAATGTTCTCTACAACGTTATCGAAATCAATATTATCTAAATCTCCTGAAATTCCAAGAAAACTTAGAATAGCATCACATATAGCTTGAATCTTAGCCTGCGCTTTAGGAACTATTTCGTCTATTTTTTTCAGCCAATCGCTAAATATATTGGATTTACTAAAACCGTCTTCAAATGACATGAATCGCTTTCCAAACGCAACAAACAATTTTCCTAAAGCAGAGAAAACTTTTCCAACCATGTCCCAAATAGGACTAAGAACCTTGAATACTCTCTTTCCGACTTCGATAATAAAGCCAGCGACTTTAATTAATATCTTGAATACCGATTTTAATATTCCAAATACAGTTTTTAAAACATCTATTGTAGGTCCTAGCTTTTTAAGCACTTGATCTACAGCGTCATCAAAATTTATCTCATCTAGATCTCCGCTTATACCTAAAAATTTTAGTACGGATTCGCTCAATTTTTCAAGCCATTCTCTAACTGGCTTTAAATCTTGCTCTAGAGTAGCAAGCCAATCCTGAAATATAGTAGATTTTGAAAGTCGATTATTTACAGCCGTAATAAATCGCGATGCAGCATCAGTAATCTTAACTAATGCATTTCTTACTGGCTCTAAAGTATTCCAAACTATTTTGATTGCTTTTCCAAGAAATTCAACAACCTTGGCTCCTATAGAAAGAACTGCAAAAACCCCAGTTAAAACGTTTCTTAATATCTGTAGTTGGGGCGGAATAACTTCAGTATAATCCTCTATAGTTTCCCAACCTTTAAATTCTTCATCATAAGTGCCAAGACCTAAACTTTCCATAACAGCGTTATGAGCATTACTGTCATACACACCGTCAACAGTCAGTCCATAAGCTTCTTTAAACTTATTTAATGCTTTTTCAGTCTCTGGTCCAAATATCCCATCGGCACCAGCTTTTCCAACATCATAACCTAGTTCAATTAATCTTTCCTGAAGAGCTTTTACATCGTTTCCTCTAGCACCTCGTTTCAATGCTTTGCCGAGTTGCTCCGCAGGACTAAATATTTTTTCCCATTGTTCTTCTTTATGATGCCCTGTAAGTTTTTCTGTAACACCGAGCATAGACTTAAGATTTCCACCAAAATCTTTTACTGCTGAACTAAAAGCCAATAAATGCTCGGTTTCTACTTCTGGAAATATGTTATGGAACGCTACTTTTACACTGTCAATAACACTGATTAAAGCGTCCATAGCATCACTCAAACCAGTGATTAAATCGTCTCGTCCACCTTTTTCTTTCCAATCAGCTAATAAATCATTTCTAGCCTCGGCTCCAGATGCAAATATCTCCCATAAATCATTTGCTAAATCCGTCCATAGCTTTTTAGCTTCTTCATAATTACCAAATATGTTTTCAAAGGTGGTCATCCATCCTGTACTGACGGCATCTTTTGTGGCATCTATTGCTTCAGTAAAAGTTTTAGCTTCCTGTGCAGCTTTAAACGCCTTTTCTCCAAGTTCCATCATTTCACCGCTAACGAGCTCCATTGCTTCAGCGGCAGGAATACCTTTTTCTTTTGATACCTTATAAACTTCATCGGCATATTCGCCATATTTGCCAAGAGTTTTTAATAAAACATCTTTTGTGAGCCATCCCTCAGATAAGGTTTGAGAGAAATTATCTATTCCGACTATAGTTCCTTTGGCAGTTTTACCTTCAGCATTCAAAACACCAAGCGCTTTTGCAGTAGCAATTGCTGTTTCTTTGAATTCCTTAGTACCCATGTTGGCATTCTCGATAGAGCGCCAGTCCATTAGCTTTACACTACCAACTCCGACAGCCTGAGCTAAATTGTACATAGCTCGGCTTGCTTCGTTAACGCCTTGTCCTGATACTGAAGCCCAGGTAGCAATACCTTGCATGGCGGTAACGGAAGTCTCTAGATCAATTCCCATGGATGTAAATTTACCAATGTTCGATGTCATATCGACAAAATTATACGACGTTTCATCAGTAAACCAAGCAAGCTTTTCGAGTTGCTTGTCTACATTTTCCATGGTCTCTCCTGTTGCATTCACAATAGTCTGAACAGCAGTGGTTTTATCTTGATACTTTGTAAAACCAGCATTTATCTGATCTACAGTAAGAGATCTGACCATTGCTTCGCCAGTATGAATAGCTTTATTTGCGAGGTTCTCTAAAACTTGAGCTCCGATTATCCCTAAATTAGTAAATCTTCCTGCTATACCCTCTACTGCATCTGCAATCCTTGCCAAAGACAAACTGTCGCATGCTTTTTGAAACCCCTCTACATTTTTCGCAGCGGCTTCAAAATCCATGTTATCTTTTAACTTTTTTATGGTTTCAATGCTCTCTGTTGCATTCTTTTCAAACTTGGCATTGTCGAATTGCATTTTAACAATTGGATTATCTATAACACTACTCATCATGAATGCCCCCTTTCAAGTATATTGCTCAAAATCTCATGAAAAATGGGCTTAAGAGCAGGATTAATATAATCTATTCCCTTTACATACCCACCAATGCCAGTTCCGTGACCATATTGCAATACAACTGCTATATTTACTCCGTCTTTTTCGTTACTATTGTACCATTCTAACGAAGTACTTCCATGCTTTTTTGAAACGGAATATGACCAACTTTCAGCAGTTTTACCGGTTTGTTTTGGTGTAGCTTCTCGTAAAGCCTGCAAACCCTTTTCTCCGTATTCTTCAAGCATAGACGTCTTTATCGGATCTTCCATCTTTTTTAAATACTCAATGGTTTTATTTAAGTTTCTCTTATCAGCAGAAACAACAGGCTTCATTGCTATTCCAGCTCCTACACATTAACTCAACCCATACTGTTAAGCATTTGCCTTCTTTGATGATTAATGTTCGAATTCTGCTTCAATATATCTTTTCCCTTCATTCTCTTTTTGGGAGAATTTTCAATATTGCAAACGCGAATAAGCGTTAATAAACGATTCAAATGCCATTTCTCACATTCAAATGGAATCTGAAGAGTAACCATCCAGCAATATATAAGTTCGGAAGTTACAATTCTTGATCCTCTTTTGCTATTTCGTTTATCGTCAATTGTCGTTGCAGTCATAGGATCGTCTATGTATTTTATTATCTTTTTCATATCAGAATCAGTAAGACAATACAATACGTTCGCGTCTATATCTTGGCCTATGCACATACATTGTATATAATCAAGGTATTCTTCTGCAGTTTTTTGTTTATCATCCAAAAAAGGCTTATGCCATTTTGATTCCCATTTAGATAAGGACAGAAGAGAATGCTCCAGCTTAAGAACTGTGTCTTTTACAGTAATAAAACTTTCTGTAGATTCGTCAAACAATTCTCTTCCTTTTACGGTTAGCTTCAGCATTCTCTTCATCTCCTAACATTTTTACTTTGTGATCGACAGAGTTTCCTGCTTGCTTACTTCCTCCGACAAATCCTTAGGTATAACACCCTTAATAAACTCAGAAGCAGCATCTTCATTGCTAGATAACTCCATAAAAAGCTCGCTATAAGCTTCGCTTTGTTCAAAGTCCTCGCTTAGCCTTCGGCCGTCTCGAACTTTAATAAACCTCTTACCATCTGCAGATTTTTCGCCATATGCAGACAAGATGATTGTTTTTATCACTTCGATTATCTTCTTGATGTCCTTAGTGTCAATAATGTGGCGAATCATTTTTTCCATACCGCCACTTTCACTAAAATTCATTTCCATCAATTCACTCTTACTAAGATTAAAGAAAAAATCCTCAGTCCAAGTGTTTCCATCATAATCGTTATACGTTATGGTTTTCTTAATCATTTAAATTTACCTCCATTTATTCTCTAAACGAGGGCCAGCCATACTGAATACCCTCGCCACGCCTCGTTGAAGTTTTGTAACGTTTTAAATTAATTGCCCGTCTGAGTACCAAACACCGCAGCCAGAAGAGCATCAGGAGCGAGCAGAGTAGGCTCAGTGGCCTCAACGGAATTAGTAGGATCGGCATCAGTGCCATACAGCAGATTGGTCAAGTTGGTGCGCTGCTGAGGAGTGAGTTCTGCCATATCAAACGTCAGCTCAGAAACAGGCTTGTATCCGGTAATATTTACAGGGGTAGTAGTAATTTCCCAACTGAAAGTAATAGCATCGGGACTATCGTTGACCGTCTCGTAACTACGCTCGGACGGAGAAGCAGTAGCATTATAAATAATATGAATACGATAATTGTTGTCTTCATTACCCAGATCAGGGTCAATGTCACTGCCTTCCAGAGTACGGTAGCAGAAGCCGAAGGGCTGACGAGACTGCTGACCAACATAAACACCCTTCATGTAGACCGCAGATCCGTCACACTCCATAAATTCATCGGGATAAGTATAAGCTTCAATAGTAGCACCAAAAGTCTCAGTGGAACGCAGAGTAGCATATTTCATATTATCAGCCCATAAGTCATTAGGCTCTGCCCCATCCGGACTAGCAGTCACGCCAGTAATACCATTCCAGGCAACACCAGGTTTGTAAACAACACTCTGAACAGTAGTCTTATCAGAATCAACTACGTATAAAACAGCATGATCTACGCCAGTTTCAAATTTACGACTACCAGTGGCATCCCAAATAATCCTAGACATAGGTTATTTCCTCCTAAATATATATAGAAAAGTTATAATGATAAAGGTTTTCGGAAATAAAAAATTTCCCAGCAGAACAATAGCGCATCTGTATGATTTTGTATTTAACGTCGTCGTCGGGATCTCTTGTAATGTATTGTATTGAATACCTGTCATTCAAAGTGTATGCAGCGTTATCCGCGTTACGTTTATCAATACTATCAAGATCATATATGATGCAAGGGTATTTCAACTTAGTTCCGTTTGGAGGCTGAAAATATACATTTGGGCATAAACTATGTAACTTCTCACTAAGATTAAGTCTCGACTGTTTCGCCATTATATACGCCTCCTAAAGATAGAACTAATCTTGGCGTTTGAACGTTTACTGTAGATACCTTCCAAGCAACGCCCAAATATTTCACGTAACGCATGGCGAAAATATGATTATAGGCATAAGGATCGGCAACAATACTTATCTGATTAGATATGCTAATATCGTCATTTAATCCCTCGCCTTTTTCTAGTTTTCGACTACGTTTATAGACATCACCTTTATAAAACCTTTCTATAGGCTTCTCAACAGTTATGTCTCCATTAACCTCGTCAACAACATAACCTATTGCCCCATAAAATTTCGCCATGCGTTATCACTTCCATTTTGAATTTAATTAGGTCTCGGGAGAAGAAGCGTTATTGTTGGAAGCAGCGGCCTTGTACAGGGCAATAGCAGAATAAGGCTTCGTCAGAGCGCCAGAGCAACGAGTCTCAATCAGATAGACATACTGGTTGTAATCAATGTTGAAGTCGTCGAACATCTCGACAGAGCCGCCCTTATCAGCGCCGACATTATAGTCGCTTAGATTAACAATGACACCCATCAGTTCCTGATTGGAAGCATTCTTATAGCCTTCCATGACCGGAACAGTAACAATATTCTTGACACGCATCGCAGCAGCCAGCTCGGCCTCGGTGCTGTACAGACGACGACCAATACCATCCTCGATCAGCATCAGGGAAGTCAGCCAGTCATCAGTCGTGAACAGAGTGGGATTACCGGAACCCTTGTAGTCCTTACGAGCACGCAGAGCAGCCTTAATCATGTTCTTCGCAGTCTCTTCCTCGGTAGAACCGGCATTAACGGTCTTCTTGATGGTGAACAGATCGTAATCACTTACGATAGGACGAACATTATCAGGCTTAATCTTGTCATTATCGTTTGCGTCGCGGCCATCGCCAATCAGGAAAGCACGAGCCAGTTCCTCATTCAGCATCATGCGCATCTCGGACTTGATCCAAGCGACGACATCGAAATCAGTGATATCAACGATATCATCACGATCCATCTTCTGCTTCTTGTAAATGGTCTGCGGAGTAGTAACGCGCTTCATCAGACTGAAGAATTCATTCTTCTTCAGATTGCCCTTAATGTAGCCCTTCGCACGAGCTTCATCCTCAGTAATATTAGCAAACATGCTCTTAACACGAGCAAAGGGACTCCTGTGAACACCGCTCAGAACAACGTCCACCCAGTCCATGTCCCTCTTGATGAACTCGGGGGTATTAGAAAAAGCCCTAGCTTCGGGGAACAGGAAGTCGGAGCTATTGATGCCATAGCCGGTGGAAGTGGCATAAGCAGCATTAGTTTTAGTAGGAACTTCCATGCCAGTAGTGTCTATAGCGTGAGCTAATGCTCCTTCTTCAATGTGATACTCATAAGAATCCTTAAGAGTACCAAACTTTTTGGCATCGGCAATAACGGTACCAAGAGCGTCATTCATAGCCTCATGGGCAAGGTAGTTATCAGCATAGTCATTTTCAAAAATATTGTGAGACACGTCCCCGTCCTCCTCGTCATCGTCATAGTCGTCATCGTCAGTTTCAGCATTTTTAGCATTTTCAATGGCTTCGCCGATCATAAAATACACAACATTCTTTTGCTCATCAGTAAGGGAATCGAATACATCCTTAACAGTCTTTTCATTTTCATTAGCCATTTTATTGTCCTCCTTAGACATATCGCTGCCATTTTGATTTTTGGCATCATCGTTGTTTGTTGCTTCTTTAACAGAATCTGTTTTATTCTCAGACTTCGACTCGCCATCTTTCTTTTCGTCAGAATCAGAAGCATGAGATAAAGTAATATGATCTCCGCTAAAAACAATAGCTTCAAAATCATCACAATCTTCGTCTATAGCATGTTCAAAACTGAGCTCTTCGATTCTTGCTCCCGGATTAGCACCTGCTAAACAAAGACTTACTTCTCGAATCATTCCATGAAGAACGTCTCCGCCCTTCTGAACAAGCTGATTCGCATATATGGATAAAGACTTGACATCTCCATGACGAACAAGTTCCTTTGCAGTTCGTCCAGCTTCACTATCATTAAAACTGCCATACGTGTAAACGCCATCTTCACGGTTCTCAAGAAGAGCGTGACCTAAAACGTCAGCAGGACTGCCATGCTTATGACTCCAAACAAGAGGAACTATTTCTCCGTCGCAATCTTTAAAAGCATCTTTACGAATGGTCCTACCGTCAGCACACTTCAAATTATTTTTAGTTGCATAACCGCTAAAATCGTAACCCTTAGGCATTTTCTCACTCCCATTTACAGTCTAATCATTCATTCGATGAGGGTTTCTCATCTGGTAGAGATTTATCTTCTGAGTCGATCAACGACTGAGAATTCTGATTAATATTTCTATTACGTAATTCATCAGCATTCGAGTCGCTAACCGGCTTTCGGCCTATTATTTCTCGAACCTCATTAGGGGTTAATATCTCGTTTCTTGTAAACTTGTCTGCTATGTCAGCAATGTTGTTTATCGGAACTAATTTGAATGGATCGTTTCTAAATTCAATAGACTGACCCTGACTTCTTGCAGTTCTAGTCAAGAATTTACGTTTCATTTCTTGGACAATTGCAGATAGAATCGGCTCTATTGTTCTCATATTATAGTTTAGCATCGTCTTTTCATCAGCAGTACCATTTAGTATTTCTGGTGTAATTCCAAGCTGAGAATATAGTGTGGTCATAAGATACTCGATCTGTCCCATAAGATTATTCTCAATAGGACGATTCAACTGGGTTATTCGTTCAGTACCATCCGTATAAGCTATTCCATACTTAGTTCCGGAAAGCTGCATTTCTATGTCTTTCCTTCTCTGTTCTGCTTGCTGCCTACGAAGATCCGATTTAATAACGTAAGGAAGCTGAATTATCAGATCAAGCTTTCCAGCACTACTTTGTTCATCAATAGAATCCAAAAGATTCAGTTTCCTAATCAGTCTCTGTAAAGTGGAATTAGGCTCATTCATAACCGCGTAAAACGGATTCTGAATAATAGCTACCATCCTTTTTGGAATAGTAATAGTATCTTTTAAACCGGTTTTATCATTATACACTTCAACATTCACATGACTGGGAAACCACTGCAAGATACGTCCAACCCGCATTGACAAAATATCGTATGAATTAGTAATATATGGATTGTTGGTAGTATCTATCGGAACAAGTGCCACGCATCCATCATCAAACATAGTCAGTACAGCATCCTGTATAAATGCTCTACTTGTTTGATCAATATTAGCTTCTACAGTAAGGCAAGAATTCAAGCCATCCATAATAGAATCTTCATATCTACCATTTTGATCCAAACGAACATGCTCCATTTGATTAGCAGCTACATCCATTGCTATTCTGTTGTATATAGCTGTAACTAAAGATCTCTCATTTCCAACTTTTAAATGAATTTGCCCAGGATTTCGATAAGCCCCTATACCATAATTGTTTTCCTCAGGCCGATCTCTACCACGAAAGGCATTCCAACCTTTCTGAATTCTTTCTAAAAAAGTAGGCATTTGCTATTACCCTCTAACTTATAACGTATGGTTCTTTTTATAATAATTATAAGATACAGTATCACTAACATTTCTAGCCGCATCATAGCCAGCTCCAATACCCAGAGCCAATACAGGCATAAAATAGGCCTCGTTGCTCATAGCTCTTACAGCGCTATTACCATTACGAGTTAGACTAGAATAAACGTAATATCCTGCTAATGCTGTAAGAGCTATTTCTCCAGAAGCTTTAAGTATGCCTTTGGCGTTACTGAATCCCTTACTCTGCAAATACATACCTCTATTGTATCTACCTTGATTTGCATGTAATTTTTCAGCTCTAAGCCTAGATTTCTCTCTATCTACTTTTTTATAGTAATTGTCAAATCGCTTTTCATATTCTTTATCATTTTTCTTTTTTCCTGTATCTCAGTCTTTATTATTTTTCTGCGAGTGCCGGCGTCATCTCCGTACATCGCCTCGGCGTCGCTTAATCGCTGTGCATCCTTTTTCGCCATTTTATCGACTTTTTTCAAATATCG